GGGAGTAATAATTTTAATTATCGGGAGCTTACTGGTTCCCCAGTTTTTAGGAGCGTAATATGAGTGATGGTAACTCAATAAAAGTCCCAACATGGGCATTACCTATCGGAGCAGCAGCTTTATCTGGAGCGATAGCATGGGGATCCATGCAAGCTCAAGCAGCGGCAACCAGTTCGGAGGTGGCTAGAATCGAGCAGGTGGTAAAGGAGACAGCGGAGAAAGCAGTGGCCAACGGTCAACTGTCGGCAGTCAA